ACCGCCGGTTTCATTGCCAATAATAGTTATCGTAGCAGTTTTATCTGCTAACATTTGTGTTTTTGCTATAATTCGGAATTCAAATCCTGCTACAGCAACACTTTGTGCATCTGCATTATCACCAATGAAGCGTGGTGATGTAGGAAGCGTTGAATTTTGTAATGCTCTAGTAACTTGAATATCTGCTACAGATGAATCTGATAATATTGCAGTGTATCCTAAATTACTATTTCCGCCTTGGAAGTTACTAGTATTAGGTGCAATAGTTGCATTATCTCCTGGAGCTACCAACGTAATAGCTGTATTACCAACTGTTACAATTGGAATGTTAGTAGTTTGTTTTGGCAATGTTACTAGTTTATATCGCAGAGCTTGCGTTTCATCTGGAATTGCTTCAGTTACGGGCATGTTTTCAATTATTGTCCCGTAATAATTAGATCCTAATGGGTGATCTGGATTCCATAATGTGTAATCAATCTCATCATCACCAATTGCAAACTGTGTAATATTAAATGCATTGCCGCCCTGTGCCAAAAGTTCGCGCCCTTTCAATGTTAAAATTGCGTCGACTGTTACACTCGAGTTATCTAAATATGCCATGAATATACCTTTTATTTATTTAATAAATATCATGATTTTAAAATTATGCCAAAACAAAACTTCCTTGTTCATTCGGAGTTTGATAAATCAATTGATTGGGATTTGATGTTCGCCATTCTACTACCGGACCACCATCAATCGTTTCGGTAGAATTTACATTGAATCCTGGAGATGAAAGTTTACATCCAGCATAGCGATGATTTCTAATACCAGTAGGTAAATAATCTTGAACTTGTGCTAATGTTCCAACCCAACCTGCGCCTGCCGGATCTAAATAATATGTACTTGTTCCGTAAGTTGCTGTACCATATGTTGCTGTAATACCAGTGCCGCCACTACCTGTTGAATAAGTAACAGACCCAGAAATATATCTATCTATAGATGATATAGAACTTAAATATATTGGTTGAATACCAGCACTATACCAATATGGCGATGATCCTGTAATATAGCCAGTTCCTGATCTATATAGATAATCAAATGAATATTGCATTCCTTCATATTTTTGTGCATTAGACGCAGTTAAATATGCTTGTATTTGGTTATCATCGTATCCTGTAACGGAAGGACGCGTTTCTGTAATCGTTCCGGTATATGAATGATTAAATATTTGTAATTTAGGAAGTATCGTATCTTTGCTTCGTTCTAATAAATTTGGTTTTATTAATAAACCAGTAATTTTATCAGTTCTTGCAGGTAATAATTGTTCTAATTGTTTAAAGAATGATAAATCAAATAATGCAAATATACTTATGTATGCATTAATATCATGTTTATCTACATATTTTTTCCAATATGACTGAGCAGCATATATCAGATCTGGATATGATTTTGAATTTATATTGCCCGGGTCACCAATATAGTCGTCTAATGATGTAAATCCTAATTGTGCAATGATATCTTCATCAATCATTGTTTGTGGAGAAAAATATACTCCCAACTTATTGCTATCTAACGGAGCTTTATCAAATTGACTACGTTCAGCTCTAGTTTTAACATCCAATGTTCCAACTAATTCATTATCTTCTAAACGTATTTTGTTGTCATCAAATGTGCCAGCGCCTAAAGAGATAGCATCATAATAATATGTTTCTTCAATAGAATCATATGGGGTATTCAATGTCCAAGATGCAAATGATGCTGAAATAGCAGATGTGCGAGGTTGAGCTCCCGTTAAACTACTTGTTGTTGCATGATTAATTTTTTGCGTAAGTGGCAATCTAAATACTAATTCATTAAATGCATCAACATTTGCATTATATGCTGCCGGTGCTTTAGTATGATTTTCAAATGGATCATTTTGCAAACTAGATGTCCATAATCTTAGTTCTTGTATTTGACCTAATAATCTACTTGCTCCTGTGCTTGTGCTACCTAATGTCAGCGTACCAGTACTAGCAAATGAAGCAGTAGCTGATGCAGATACTGTTGCTACAATCTTACCATATTTAGATTTTTTTGCAATTAAATCCAAATTAGTACCATTTGTTCTTAATACGGTATTAATCCATTCGCCATTGAATAATTCAAACTCAGCTGAGCCAGTACCATTAATTTGTATAACGCCTTTAGTACCACTACTAAAATCTACAGTAACAGAATTCGAACCTATATTATATAGATTCATCGTAGATGGCATTAATGGGTATTTTGTAACATCAGCCGTACGAAAACGCAATTCAACAGCATTGATTGGCTGCGTATAATTTACTGTTACGGTACCCGCAGAACTACCACTTAAATCCAATGCATAATCAAAATTTAATTTTTCATACAATGGTTTTCGTTCTAGCCTAGGCCCGCCAAATTCTTGAATCGTAATTAACGATTGAGGTATTCCATAACAAGATAGTAATGCATTGACACTTCTTTTTGTACCTTTACTTTTTAAAAGTAATGGAATATTATTAACAATGCGGCGCCAAATTGAATATGTAATGTCGCGACCTGCAACGGCTGGATCGCCGACAGAATTTGAACCTGTTAGTGGTATTCCTGCTTCATTAGTGCCTAATACATATTGCCATAACTCCTGACTTTGATTGCCATCAGTTAAATTCCAACCAAATTGTTTAGCTACAGAATATAACAATTCGTTTGGCATACCTAATTTTGGATTTTCTTCTCGCTTATTAATACGAGTCATATGATTGATATAGGTATATAAAATATCATAATGATGACCTAACATATTAACAAATGATGTTAACTGCTCGGTATTATTAGAAAATTTAATATGATCAGGTACTACGTTTATTAAAGAATTTGCATTGTATGTATCATAAAATGATGCACTTTCATATAAACCATCATACCAATTTTTAAATTGGCTACTGCTAATTGGATATAATACATATGGTACTGAAGAATTTGACTTCGGCACTGGGTTGATATAACTACCAGTTAATTCAGGTACTGTAGCATCAATTAACGGAATATCATGTGTCGTTAAAATCGACGATGATTGATAATATAAAAATTGCTCAAATGAATCAAATCCACCAATTAAGCTGCTTTTTAATGATAAAAATTCTTGTGCATTATTGCTAGCAACACTTCCAGATAATGTACCTACTGTAGAACTTTGAGATGCATAAAATTCTAGTAATTCTAATTTATATTTGAAATTTTCTAAACGTTCTGTTGCTGAACTATAAAATATAAAATTATTGAAATCTGAATAATCAATATTCAATTTAACACCCGATAATGAACCTGAGAAATATGCATCTACAATTTGTTGAGATGTTTGTGTTGATGAACCTAATAAATCGGTCCATGTTTTTAATCCAGTGTCAGTTGATGTTATTGTAGAATCGATTGCATCCCAATTCGGGCCTGCTAATGATGTTGTTTGTGAACTGCCTAATGCATTAGACAAAACAACGCTATCTAAATATGGTTGTTTTAATTCTTCAACAATCCAACATTTGAAATTAACTTCAAATTGTTGAGGTAATGGATCTAAAAGTTTTATATAAACATATTCTCCACTAACAACGCTATTGGTAAATACAAAATTTTGATTTCGACTAAAATTTAGTAAATATGTTTTGTATAATGAAGGTGTTTCAATTCTATTTATTACAGTTTGCTGATTACGAGCAGAGCCAACTAATTCTTCCCTAACATCTTGCGTTTTAGTTTGATCAACAGTTTGTACATAATTGATAACTTGCTGCAAATATTCAGCATTTTTAGAATTAATTGCACGTAATCGCAATTCAGTGCGATCCGTAGAAATTTCATCTATTCGTAAATGTTGTAGTTCATAACTACCAATTAAATTTTTAAAAAAGTTAATTGCTATTTTAAATGAACCAGCTGTTATATTCAAGTTATCAAACTCAGAACGTAAATCAACTGCAATTGGATTAGTTAATGAAATTAATTGATTTGTAGCAGTATCTCTAATTTCCGGAATACGATTCGTAGGTTGTATATGATGGTTTCCAGAT